ACTTCGCATGGGAGATCCGCCGGGCGTTGCTGTGGACGTAGCCCGAGACGTAGTCGGTGATGTCGTTGCCGACGTAGCCGGAGCCGGACTTGTCCTCGGCGAACTCCCGGATGCCGGTGTCGTTGCCGCGCTGGAAGGCGAAGAAGATCGCGAGGCCCGAGGAGATCGGCTTCATGCTGACGTTGCAGTCGTACTCGGTGATCACCTGGAGGGCAGCCGAGGCTGGCGTCAGCGGATCGCCTGCCATCTTGAACTGCACCCGATCCGAGAAGAGGATCAGGTCACCACCATGGGGGACGGCATGGTAGAGCTTGGCCACCTTGTTGGTGGTCACCGTCACGTCGATCGGATCGGTGTCCAGTGTGGTGGTGACCGTCTTGCGGAAGAAGTTGAACGGCTTGCCGATCTCCGAGAGGATCGCGCTCTCGCCGGCGAGGAAGCCCAGGCGGTTGCTGTAGAAGAACACGTCCTCGATCTTCCGCCCGACGAAGCTCGGCCACGGGTTGGTCGTTGTGTTGCCCGAGCCCCGGTTGGACCAGGTCGCCTTCTTGAAGGTGAAGGTGCCGTCGCTCTCGCGGACCAGGATGTGCGGCATGGTCGACGCATCAAGCTTGTACTCGATGGCCGGCGCGACGCATTCGGTCCAGGTCACGTCACCATAGGAGCCGGAGGAGGCGGTGCCAGTGGCCTTGACGTAGAAGTTGTCGAACTTCGTGCCGGGGTCTCCGGTCACCTCCAAGATCATCCCAACCAGGGCCTTGCTGGGGAGGTTCCCGAAGTTCTGGACGGTCTTGTGGATGTAGCCGAGGCCGTTGCCGCCGATGCTGTCGTCGACCGTGTTGTTGAAGTCGGTGCCGTCCGTCTTGTCGACCAGGAAGGCATTCGTGCCGGAGATGTAGACGCTGTCGTAGCTGGCGGAGGCCTCAACAGCTGTCGCCAGTTCTGACGCGATCTTGTTCGTGCGGATGGTGGTCACGTCAGCTGCGTCGGTGGTGTAGCTTCCGATCACGCCACCGGTCGAGTTGAGCATCCGGTAGATGGAGCTGTAGGCCCCCTGCTTCACGTAGCACAGAGCACCGTAGATCCGGTCGGGTGACAGGGCGGTGTCCTTCGCGACCGTCTTCTCCCTGTTGACGATGAAGGTGTAGTCGCCAACCGTCATCGCGCTGAGCTTGTCCTTCGGGTCTTCGCTTCCGGCGGTGAGGTAGGCGGTGCCATCAGGGGTCGCGACGGTCTTCCAGGTGAGGGTGTTCATGTCCCACACGTTGACCGAGCCATCGCTCTTGATCACCAGGATGTACCGCTCGGTGCTGTCGCGGTCGATGAAGTGGGTGAACGACCCGGTGCCAGGAGTGACCACGTCAGGCTTGCTGTGGAACTGGGCCGGCGGGCGGTGGGAGAGGCCCTTGACTGTCGACGACAGCATGTTGATCTGCTTCGCACCCTGGGTCGGGTGGCGCAGGACTTCCGGCTGCTGGGAGATGCCGTTCAGGAGGTTGGGGATGCTCCCCGATCGGAGTGCCATTAGAAGCCCCCCTCGCGATCAAGGATGAAGGCCATGTCGTAGCTGTCGAAGATGGAGTAGTCGGCGACCTCGCCCTCGGCCTCCTTCAGGGCGGTCAGGGCTTGGAGTTCGTCGCGCTCCGTGAAGCCGCGGATGGTCTCCTGGCCGGACAGCATGACGTTGGCGAACTGACGGGCGGCGCGGATGGTGATGTACCAACGCGCGGCCTCAGGAAGGTCCGCGAACTCGAACGCCCACACCACGTCGACCATGATCGAGGTCAGGTCGGTGATCGTGAAGGTGAGGTTGTCCTTGTCCCAAACGGTGAGCACACCGCCGTCCTCCCTGGTGGTGAACCGGGGGCCGGGCCGATTGGCGCTTGGGTAGACGGCGCGGGAGAAGGTGACCTGGAGGGCGTTGGTGGGGATGGTGAACTTGTTGCCGGTCGGGAGCAGGGGGTACTCGTAGTCCTGGTTGAACTCCCAGCCGTCCTTCTGGACCTCGCGGGTGACCTCGTCGAGGATCGCGATGGCCTCGGTTACGTCTTCGCGGCTGGTCTGCGGGATGCTGGTCACGCGGGCGATGCCGATGGTGCTCAGCATTCGGTTCACCGCCTCAAGCTTGGAGGTGTTCGTGGGGTTCGCCATGGCTCGCCTCGGGTGGGATGCAAAAAAGCAGGCCCCTCCCTGGGGTTAGCCAGGAAGGGAACCTGCCGGGTGTGGTGTAGGATGATCAGGAGGCGTGGGTTACGCGCTCTTGACCTCGGCCGCGCACTCGGGGCGCAGCACGCCGGAGCCGACGATCATCTTGCTGAGGAGCAGGGTGGCCTGCTTCTCGATGATCCACGCGCTCTCCGAGGCGACGTCCATCAGGCGGACGGTGCCCATCGCCGACTTGTGGCCGGCCAGGCAGACGGTGGTGCTGAAGTCGCCGTGGTAGGTGTTGTTGGCACCAGCCGGGCTCGACGCCACGTTGCTCTGCGTGATGTTGTTGGTCTTCACGATGTCGAGGCCGGCGACCTTGAGGACGTTGCCCTCGTTGTAGGCGCCGTTCGCACCGTTCCAGTCCTTGTTGAGGACCTTGGTGGTCTGACCCAGGAGGTAGTACTGGGCCGGCTTCACGAACAGCGAGCGGTCCTCGGCGGGGACGTCGTTCTCGTCGAACCGCTGGGCGATCTGGAAGGCGATCGAGGCCAGGGTCTCGCCGTTGGTGCCGGCATTCGCGTTGGTGATCGCGTAGCCGTCCGGGGCGTCGTTGCCGAAGATGTCGGTGCCGCGCGCGGCCAGGCCGAGCACGATCAGGGCGGTGGTGTCGAACGAGTTGGCGAGGGCGTCGGCCTGCATCGAGCTGTAGATGCCGCGGACGTCGAAGTGGTTCACCAGCTCATCCCACTGGGCGATGTAGTTCGAGCTGACCAGCGGGTAGTCGACGCCGATGGTGCGCTCGCCGTGCTTGATCACGCTCTGCGCAACCTCGTTGCCCGGCGTGACGTAGCCGGCGGTCGCGCGCCAGGTGGCGGGGAAGGACGCGGTCTTGGCGCCACCGCTGAGCTGGCGGACCAGGTGGCGGGTGTTCATGACCGACTTGCGCAGGAAGGCCGTGAGGACCTCGCCAGCGAACTTCTTGAGGAAGAGGGCAAGAGCGTCGCCGGTGGCATTCGCCTGGCCGAGACGCGAAACGGTGTGAGCCATTGGAGTAGTCCTGTGAGACTGTGGTTGGACAGATGTCCGACCGGTCAGCCCCATTCGGCCGCCACGCAGGGGTGTCCTTCAGGTCTCACCCGCAGGTGGGACAGGCAGAAGGGCCAAGGTGTCTGCTTCGTGGGCGGGGGTCGGTCCAGCGGATGCTGGGGGCTGCCCTCTTACGAGAGGCACAGCTCGTCGCTCACAGGAGGTGGCTCCTCGGGTTGGGCTCGAACCAACGACACCGCGGTTAACAGCCGCGTGCTCTACCAGCTGAGCTACCGAGGAACAGGAAAGGGTGTGGCACCCCGTCAGGAAGGATGCCACTGCGCGATGACCGCGATGCGCCCCATGTTATGCCGGCTTCATGCCTGACTGGGCGGCCCGTTGTCGGGTCTTAGGGAACGAAGCGAATGGTTCCGCGGCGCATCCCGATGAGCTTGCCACGACGGCCAACGGTGAAGATGCGCTCGAACACCCTGCGCGCGTGCAGGATGGTAGGGACGCCAAAGGTGGTCGTGCTGGGGATGCCGGCGGCGCCAAGGACCCACAGGGCGAGCAAGATCGCTGGGTTACCGAAGGCGTCCGCATCGGCGATCCCAGAGGGGGACAGGATGAGCTTCTGCTGAGGACCACCGAAGGCGTCAGCATCGGCGATCCCGGTGGGGACGAGGAGGGTCACCTGTCGGGGTGCCCCGAACGCGGTGGCGGAGGCGATGGCCGGCGCCGCCAGGAGGAGCTTCTGCCCAGGAGCCCCGAACGCGGTGGCGGAGGCGATGGCCGGCGCCGCCAGGAGGAGCTTCTGTGATGGTGCGCCGAAGGCAACGGCGCTGGCGATCCCTGTTGGGACCAGGATGATGGGCTCGATCGACGGTTCGCCAACGGTCGGCAAGCCGAGGACCGTCGTATCGGCGAGGCCGGTGGCTACCAGGAACAGCCGCTGAGCCGGGGAGCCGAAGGCGGTCGTCGAGGCGAGGCCAGCCGGGGCCAGGATCAGCATCTGAGCTGGTGAGCCGAGGACCGTCGTGTCGGCGAGGCCCGCTGGCGCGAGGATCAGCCGCTGGGTGGGTGAACCAAGGACCGTCGTCGAGGCCAGGCCTGCGGCGACGAGGAACAGCTGCTGGGTGGGGGAGCCGAAGGCAGTCGTCGAGGCGATGCCTGGAGGGGACAGGATATCCCCGCCAGCATCATCGGCCGGCTTGATGACCACACCACGGCACAACCAGTCGGAAGCTGTGACCATGTTTGGGGTAAAGCTGCCTCCACTGATTGCCCCGCCACCAGAGAGGTCTACGGTGTTGAGGACGATGGAACTGTCGTTCCCATTGCCGTTGACGTGGCTATATTGACCAGCCCACGTCCCGCCACTTGCCCCAGCCAGCGTAGTTTCCAACTGTTGATTGTCGCCTGTGGCCATGAAGGCGACACCAAGACAATTGGCCGATGGCGGGGTCAAGGACGGCCCCGTGATCGGGTCGTTCGTGCCCTGTACTAAGTCTGTGCCGGTCCCAGTAGCCCACGGGTCAGAGGGGTGTGGGTCCTTGATGCTGAACATCCGTGCATCGCGGTTGCCGCTTACAGCCCACGCAACGGTCAGCGATCCGCTCTCAGAGCCGGTGGCGTACTTCCAGTAGACCCACTGTCGAACCTCAAACCCGCTGCCGGAATTCCGCTGGTCGTCGAACGCCTCGGTCCATCCGGCTCCGACGAGATCGGTGGTTATGTCATTCGTGATGTCGGTGCTCGCCAGGTGGAGCACCAGAAGGTCCCCAGCAACCAGACCGGCCGGATAACCAGGCGCCACGCTTGTGGCATTGACCAAACTCACTGTACCGGCAGCGCCGAAAGTTGGAGTAGTGGCCATCTGCCAACCTCATGCGGCTTAGAGGGCGAAGATCTTGTTCGACCCGTTGTCCCAGGTGATCTGCACGTCACCACCGGACGGGGTGAAGGGCAGGCCGGTGACCCCGGTGTCGAGGTAGCAGACCAGGCGCGAGGTCGTTGGCGTGCCGGTGTCGAGGAACACGATGAGCGCCTCGACGCTGCTACCACTCACGGCGGTGAACGTCACGTCGCCACCATCGAGGATGCCGTTGGTGAACGTCGGGCTGGAGATGGCGACCGGGGTGCCGATCACGCCGGCCGAGGCATCGTTCCAGAAGTCGTGGGCGTCGTTGTAGGTGTAGACACCGGTGTCGATGAGGGCTGCCTTCAGAGTACCGCCGGGGTCGGCAGCAGAGCCGATGACGACGTCGAGGCAGACTTCCTTGAACTTCGGGTAGACCTTGTTGGCCATGGGGGGCACTCACGTTGTCGGGGCTTAGGAAACACCGAGGATGGATTGGATGGCGGTGACGCAGGCGGCGGCGATCACCGTGTGCCCGTAGGCCGAGGGGTGAACCTTGTCGGCCTGCCAGTGAGAGGTGGGCGTGGCAGGGTTCGAGCCGTCTGCGAGCAGGGCGGCGTCGAGGTCGAACAGCGAGCGACCTGTCGGGCTGCCGCCACGAAGCCAGGTGTTCACCGTGCCGTACTTGTTGATGAAGTCGCCGGTCGTGCCGGGAGACCACGGGGGCATGGTCGTCATGACAACGAAGTCCCAGCCGGCGGACAGCCGGTTGGTGACGTAGGTCGTCTCCTGGGTCTGCTCGGCGGCGGCGCTCGCACCACCCGAGAGGTAGTTGGTGCCTTCGAGCAGGAGGACCATGTTCGTGCGGCTCCCGTTACGGAGCACGTCCACGGTCGCGGCGGCGCGGGTGTTGATGGCGTCGGACTGGATGGCATCCGTCGCCACCTTGGACATCGTCACGTCCCAGCCGAGGGCGACCAGGGAGTTGTAGACCAGGTGCGGGTAGGCCTGGGTGGTGGGCGAGCCCAGCCCGAACCCGCGGGGGATCGAGTTGCCGTCGAAGACCAGGTTGAGGAGCGGGACGAAGGACCGGACCAGGCCCCGCTTCAAGTCCCGCTTTCCGGGGAGGACCAGGGGGCGCTTGAACATCGGCCTTACCCTGCGAGGGCGGCGTCGATGGTGCCCGAGCTGATGGTCGCCGAGAACCGCATCTGCGGCATGGCGGTCACCTGCTGCGCGCCACTGGCGGTGAAGCTGTGGAGGTCGACCCAGCCGAACAGGCTCGAGATGCGGCCCTGGACCTTCACGGTCGCCGTGGCGGTGATGTCGACCTGGGCGATGACGTAGGGTCGCTCGGCGAAGTTCTGGACGTTCTGCGCGGCGCTGTCCGCAGTGGACGCCTGCGCAGCGAAGTGGACTTGGTACATGGCTTACTCCGCTGGCTCGTCGCCGGGCTGGCAGAGATCGAGCCACTTGGTGTTGTGGGTGAAGACGCCCCGCTTGGTCTCGTCCGTGTCCCGGCTGGACCAGGTGAGGGGCTCGAAGATCAGGCAGGCGGCGTCCGGGCTAGTCCCGCTGGAAGCGGCGCATGCGCTGAGCAAGATCATCAAGGTCAGTGGCAGCCACTTCACGTTCGATCCCCCTGGCAGCTTGGACTTGCTCAAGGGTCTCCTTGGCGTTCGCCAGCTCGACCTCGTTGCGGCCGGCCTGCTTGAGGCGCTCGGCCTGGACCATGGAGAGGACCTGGTCGACGATCGAGAAGAGGCTCTTGAGGAAGGTCAGGATGCCCATCGTGGTGCTCCAGAAATGCAGAAAGGCCCCCTCCCAGCGTGAGCCAGGAGGGAGCCTTCATGCGGATGGGGTGGGTTACGCCTTCGGCTTGGCGCCGACGAGGCCGGCCAGCTTGAACACGACGCGGTAGAAGACTGCGACGTACTCGTCGTCCTTCGGGGTCTTGGTCATCTTGGTGATGGCGACCGCGAGCGCCTGGGCGGCGATGACGACACCGAGGATGGCCAGGAGGGTTTCCTGGCTGACGTACTGCTCGATGAACTCCATGTGGAGCCCTCCGGGTGAGGGTTAGAAAGCGGCGTTGGCGATCTTGGCGTCGACCATCGCGTGGAAGGCGGGGTCGCCCGAGATGTACCGGGGGTCGCTCATGTCCCTGGTCATCTCCTGGACGCTCTGGTAGCCGACCGGCTTGGCGTTGGTCTGACCGGTGACCAGGTTGGGGCGGACGCCCTCGGCCGCGGCGAACCGGGCGTGGAGCCCGCTGACCGCGAGCTTGGCCTGGTCCAGCGAGCCCTTGGTGACCGCATCATTGTAGGCTGCGATCTCGGCATCGGTGAGGTTGGTGCCGGCCCACTCGGTCATCTTGGTGAAGCTGTCCTGGCCTCCGGCCAGCGAGTAGAGCTGCTGGGCCTGGGCGTCGGCGAGCGCCTGCTGACCGGCGATGTGGGCTTGGACCACTTCCTTGGTGATACCGACCTTGGCCAGCGCCTCGTAGCTCTCCGGGGCGAGGTCCCCCTTCTCGGCGTACTCGGTGAAGAGGTTCTGGATGTTGAGGCCGGCGTTCTGCACCGCCTGCTGCGCCGCGTCCGGGGTCGCCGGGGTCTCGGTGGTCGGGGTCTCGGTGGTGGCCGGCGCCTCGACCTTGGGGGCGGTACTCTGGCCGAGCTTGCTCTCCAGGGCCTTGTAGGCGGCCAGGAGGTCCTCGGTCGACTTGAACTTGCCGCCGATCAGCTCGCCACCTTGGGGCTGAGCAGCCGGGGTCTCCTGGGCCGCCGGTGATTGGGCGGCCACCGTGGTGTTGGCAGGAGGGGCAGCCGGTGCGTCGGCACCCGAGGGGGCACTGACGAGCGTCGCGCTGGCGTAGGTCATCTATCCACCTCTGGATTGGTTGGGTCACGCAGCCTGCGGGGCGCCTTGTGCGGCCTTCCCCATCATGTCCATCGCCTTCGGCCCGAGCTTCTCAATGAGGGCCTGGAGCATGGTTTGCTGGTCGGCCTGGGCCATCTCCTCGTCGGAGCGGATCAGACCAGCCGGGTCAACGCCGTCGATGGTCGCCAGACGGTCAACCAGGTTGTTGAGCTTGAGGACCTTGGCGAGTTGCTCGGGGCCGATCGCCTGACCGAGGGTGGCCAGGAAGCCGACGAGCTTGTTGCGGTCCTGACTGCGACCGAGGGCTTCGAGACCGGTGACGATCTTCGGCTTCACGAGCCCCTTGGGGAGCCGCGGCCAGCCCGGACGGGACGAGGCACGCTTCAGCTTCACCCGGATGTAGGGCAGCTGGAACTCCTGGGAGAGGATCGAGTAGATGCCGCCGAGGCTGGTCTCCAGCTCGGTGGCCATGAGGCGGATCTCTTCGGCGGTCACGCGCTCGGCGTCCCGCTGGATCGAGCTGTTGAGCAGGAAGGCCTGGGCCAGACGGTTCTCGATCCGGGCGATGGTCTCCAGGGCGACCCGGAAGTCGTTGAACTTCTCCATCTGGACGACGGAGACGTCCTCGGCGTTGCCCTCGCGGATGGCCCCATTGGGGGCCTCGGCTAGGGTCTGCTTCTTGGTCGTGCCGTTGGGGTTGACCAGGAGCAGCACCTTGGCGGCGGCAGCCGTACCCTCGACGATCGCCTTCGAGAGGCCTTCGAGCGACTTGAGGTCGCCGTAGAACTCCTCGACGTAGCCGCGACCGTAGTCCTCACCAGCGATGCGGACCATGCGCAGGGGGTGCCACGGCAGGGCGTCCAGGGGGTAGGTGCCCCGGCTGCCCGGAATGGCCTCGCCGCAGGTGACTTCCTGGTGGATGGCCCACTGGCGGGGCACCCGCTTGATCCAGGTGTAGATGTCGACCGTCGCGTTGGGGTCGGTGCTCACAGGGGCGTCCTTCATGGCCGCCTCGCGGACCTCCTCGGGGAGGACCGTGGGGGAGACGCTCTCCTTGACCACGATCTCGACCACGTTGCCGCGTGGGTCGCGCTGGCAGACGAAGCTGTCGAGGTGGAATACCCGGAGGCCGACCTCCTCGTCGTCGTGAAGGAGGACGTTGCCGGGGACCAGGAGGTGCTTCATGGCCTCACCGAGAGCGACCCGATCGGCCTTGGTCTCGATGTCGTCCATGACGGCCCGCTCGTAGCGAGCCAGGCCATTCTGGATCTCAGTCGCGGCCTCGTCACCACCTTGCTGCTTGGCCTGCTCCAGGACGAAGTCGTCCGCGGCGAGCCGGAAGAAGGGGCTGTTGGGCGGCAGGAGCGACAGCAGCAGCTTCGAGGCGAGGTTGTTGACGCCTCGGGCGCCGACGCTCTGGAAGGTCTGGTACAGGTTCGATGACGCGGTGTGCCCACTATCGGGGAGCAGGCTCGGGATGGTCAGCTTGGAGATCTCCCGGCCACGCTTGAGGTAGGGCTCGCGGAGGCCGGAGAGCTGGGTATACCGCGCGCAGGCGGTTTGATTGATGACAGGACCGGCCTCAGCCATGGTTCACTCCGTGACCCCTTGAGGGGCTACCGTGGGATTTGGAGACCACCTGCGACGGCGCTGGGGGCAGCACCACCGGAGCGGCGGTTGATGATCAGTCTGCTCCTGCCCTGCCGCGGGTTGTCGGTCTGGCCACCGATGGCCGGACTGATCTGCTGGGTTTGCGGAACGAAGGCGGGCGGAGGAGGAGGCGGAGGAGGTGGGGGAGGCGGAGGCGGTGGCGCCGGGGCTGGCTTGGGGGTCTTGACCTTCGGGGAACACATTGGGGTCTACTCCAGGTCCCCATGAAGGGGCGCATGTTGGGCGTCGAACTGGGCTCGGAGGAAGCGCACTACCTGGACCGCACCAACCTTCATCCAGATCTCTCGATCGGTGAGCTTGGGGTCGGGGCAGCGATCGGGGAACCGTCGCTCCAGCTCCTTGAGGAGCACCTCGGGGACGGCTGGGAAGTCCTGCTCGTGTTGCATGGAGGTGATCCCTGTGCGGGGGTTAAGTGGGAAGGTATTTCGCAGGTGGTGGCGGAGCCCCCGAAGGAGCCCCGCCATGGGTCACATGAGGCGCATGAACATGGCCCGCACGAGCAGCTCCAGCTCCTCGGGCGAGTGCGCCTTCAGCGTGTAGTCGAAGTCGTGGTTGTCGAGCCGGCCCTCGCTGGGCTGCTTGAAGCCCCGCGTGTAGCCGTCCGCCCGCTCCACCCGGACGCAGCTGCCACCAACGGTCTTGATCAGGGCGAACTCGTTCGGGTAGCGCAGATCGGAGAGGACCACCCGGCGGCCGGCGAAGGCGTCCACCCCCAGCTGTTCCGAGATGATCTTGATCCACAGGTCGGGGTTATCGCCCCGGAGGCCGTCTCCGATATGCTCGGCGAACTTGCGGAAGCTGAGCCCGCCGACACGCGGCAGGGCGGTCTCCTTGAGGGAGCCTTCGAGGGTGGCGGATACGAGGTCTCCGCAGCCGATGCTCTCCAGCAGCCCCGTCCAGGCCGCCTTGATGGGCGTCGAGAACTGGCGCTCGGTGTAGCCGAACTCCTCCACGAGGACGCGCGCCGCGGTCCCCTTGCCGCTCCTGGCCTCCGAGCTGTAGAGGCCGATCACGGCGGGGAGTTCGCCGTCATCCATGTATCGCATTGTTCCTCCGGTGGATAGATCAGGACGTGAAGAGGTCGTCGAGGTCCCATGTGCGGACCTCCGGGAGCACGAGCTTCCAGCCGGGGTACTTCTGCGAGATGCGCTCGAAGCGCTTGAGGGCTCGGCTGCGGCGGTCCTCGTTGGGGCAGTAGGCGACGGTGAAGGTCTTCTGCTGGTGGTCGACCCCGTAGGCCAGGGTCTCGATCACCCGCTGCCCGTCGAAGCCGATCTGGCAGATGCCGAAGTCGATCCGCTCCAGCACGTAGCGCATGGTCACCGAGTACTTGAGGACGATGACCTGGATCGTGGGGCAGCCGAAGAGGTTGTACTCGTAGACCGCCGCCACGTCGGTCATGCCGAGCTTGTAGGCACAGCCGCTGCTGATCTTCGACTTGCCGGTCATCCCGAAGGCGGCATCGAGCCGCTCCTTGGTCGCGTCCGGGCCGACGAAGATGTCCAGGTCCTTGACCTCGACGAAGTGGCGGAGATCCCGCAGGGCGCCGCCGGCCAGCACCGCGTTCTCGTCGACCTTCTGAGCGCGCGCGAGAGCGGAGATCCACGCGGTGGGCACGCCCGTCCGCATGGACACCATCAGGTTGTCCATCGAGCAACTCCAGGATGTGGGAGGGGGTGGCGGCTACGGGCGCCAGAGGATCGGGCGCTTGGCCTTGAAGTCGTAGTCGGTGGTGCGAAGGATGCGCGCGACGCGGGCCTGCACGAGGGCGTCCTCGGCAGTCAGGCCCCGCTTCTCGAAGGTCTCGACGACGGCGAGCCAGGCCGGCTCGACGCCCCATGAGCGGATGAAGTCCGGGCCGCCGATGATGCGCTCGGCCTTGACCGGGCCGATGCCAGGGCAGCCGGCGTAGCAGTCGACGACGTCGCCGGTGAGCGTCTGGAAGAGGTGCCAGTAGTCGGCGGTGGGCTCGTCGACCTCGAAGGACTTGCCGGTGTCCGGGTTGTGGTGGAGGGCTGGGACGGTCCGCATGTCCTTGTCGATCGCTACGATCACCTTCTTGCCCGGCACCAGCTTCGGGTGCGTGGCGAGGATGCCGAGGATGTCGTCACCTTCGAGGGACGGCTTGATGTAGGAGCGGTAGGAGGACTGCACGTGGGCGCGGAGGTCGGCCCACATGATCGGCTTCTCGGCCGGGCGCAGGCCCTTGTAGGTGGGCAGGATGTCCTTGCGGTAGTTGTGCTCCGGGTCGGTGAGCGCCATGATGACCTGGTCACCCTTGAGGCGCTCCTGGAGCAGCTCGACGTAGCTGTCGACCCGCTTGACCGCGGTGCTGAGGTCGGTGTGGCTCGACACCACACCGTTGCCCCAGTCGAAGGACTTCTGACCACCACACGCGAACCTGTAGACGACCGTATCGCCGTCGATCAGGAGTGTGGTCACGCCTGGCCCCCCGGAGCGGGGTGCTCGATAGCGGCAACCCCGCCCTTGTGGCCGACCTCCTCGGAGGTGAGGTCGCCCTCGATGATCACCGTCATGGTGAGCGACCGGCCGCGGTTGTCGTCGGCCTGGATGAACATCCGGTTGTTGGCCGGCAGGGTCTCCCCAGTGAGCTTCTGGAGGTAGTCTGCGAAGGCCTCCTTCAGGTCCTCGTAGGTGAGGACGAAGGTCTGGTTGGTACGGGTGACGATCTTCATGCGAGGCTCCTGAGTTGCCAGAGCAGGGCGAGCCCGGCGGGGGTGATCCGCCAGGACCGGCCGAAGGTGTCGCGGGTGTCCTGCACGGTGAGCAGCCCGGAGGATGCGGCGCAGGCGATCTCGTCGGCGTTGGCCCGAGCGAAGTCGGACTTCGTGGTGAAGCCGCCCGCCCAGGCCTCGTGAAGAACAGGCTCGAAGTCAAGCTCAGTGCGTTTCAGCCCAGTTCTTTCCGACCTTGTATTCGCCGTCCAACGGGCATCGGAACCCAAGTCGTTCTCCGGCTCGTCTGATGGACTGTACTGCGAACATTCCGATTTCATTTGCGATGGCCTCCCTCGCCATGAGCTGTACTTCGTCGTGGACGTGAGCGGCCGGCCACCAATCCGTGGGGACAACCAAGCCCTTGGTGGATAGGTCGCGGCGCAAGAGAACCGTGGCCGTCTTGAAGGCGATCGAGCCCGCGGATTGCAGGAGGGTGTTCAGGGCGCTGTGCTGCGAGCGCACCGGGACCGCGCGGCCGTCGATGCCCTTCAGCCAGTCGCGCCCGTTCAGGGCGTTCGCCAGGTCACCCATGAGGGTGCCCTTCTGGCCGACCTTGCCGATACCCAGCCCCTTGGCGAGCCGGTCGCGGACCGCCTTGCCGAGCTTCTGCGGGTTGGTACTCGGCGGGGTGAGGCCCAGCCGGGCGTAGTATTCGAGCACGATCGTGCCGAGCTTCTTGTCGCCCGCCCCGTAGAGCAGGGCGTACATCTCGGTCTTGGAGCAGTCCCGGTTGGGGCTCAGCTCTTGGAGCGCATCCATGTTGACCTGGTGGATGTCGCCTTCGAGCAGCTCCTTGATGAACTTCCCGTCGTCGTACCTTGCCAGGTAGTGGCCGAGGCAGCGCAGCTCCAAGCCGGACGCATCGGCGCCGACCTGGAGGTAGCCCTCGGGGGCGTGGAACAGGCTGCGGCATTCCCAGCCGAAGCCGCCCTCGATCCCCATGAGGATGACCTTCTTGCCGTCGACCTTCGTGACCTGGACCTTCGGCACCTGGGTCACGTTCGGCTTCCGGTGGGTGCAGCGGTGGGTCGGCGTCCCGATCGGGATCACCTCGCCGTGGATGCGGCCGTTCTTCTTGACCGCCTTGAGCCAGCCCTCCTTGCCGTCGCCGAGCTGGCCCAGCCGCTTCGCGACCATGAGGTACTCCGCGAGCTGCGGAGCCTCCGGGTAGGGGAGCTGGCTGATCACCACGTCGTCGACCTTGGGGTGGCCGTCCTTGGTGAACTCCTGCGGCACCCAGCCCCTGAGCTTCTTCAGGCGGTCGGCGATGTGGTGCCGGCTGCTCGGGTTGAACTCGGTCAGCTCGATCTGGCTGTAGGC